GCTTGGATTGCTTGTGTGTCGGGAGCTGTTGATTGTTCTTCGGTCATTTTGTGCAAATCGTTTGCAATCTTATGTTATCAGTTACCACTTAACTTTGTCAGCCCAATAAGCAGCACTCATTTTACCTTTAGCGATATTTTCAGCATGGCGTGCCTTGAATGATGCACGCCTAGCTTTGTCTGCTGCTGATTCGCCTTTTGCTGCTGGTGAGCCCGATACACCTTGCTGGCCAAAACGTATCAACCGAACGGTTTCGCCTTCTTTAGCTAATACCGCATGGGATTTACTCTCATGCTTTGGTGTCCGCTTGGGTTTGTTATAACCCTCGAATTGCTCACCGCGATAGGTAATCACTTTTTCTTTGGTTTAGGCTTTTTGGCGGTTTTGGCTGCTGCCTTAAAATCACTTGCGCTAGGGCGATCAGGATCATTTTTGCCTGACATGCGCTCCTTGCTGCCTGCCTTGATGCGTTCTTGCTTAGCGTTGATGTTGGCGTAAAGACCAGGCTTAGCTTTTTTGGGCACCGTAACGCTTGCGGAGGTCATCTAATGATAGCTCCGACCCATCGTCACGTACGAGCTTTGCCATGGCATCCCGGGCGCCATGCTTTTCAGCTAATTTATTGAAATAAACTACTTTATCTTTACCTAATACTTCTTCCTGCACTGAACGCGGTTGATCTTTTAACCATTGGCCATAGCTTGTATTAACTGGTACTGGGCCATCTTTACTGGCGCGTGTTGCAACTGTTGACGGTGGCAAGATATCAGGATCAATGATTGGTACCGTTGTACTGCGACAATTAAAATGTTGTGGCGGCATCGGCCCTTTGCCATACTCAAACTCACGGCCATCTAATGCGCGGCACCTAGCGCTAGTCCTAGTGTCAAGTGTTGCAATGTAACGATACTTTTTAGTTATATCTTGGTTCGCTTCATATACCTGCTGGCTGGCAGCATTAGCAACTTGATTAATGCTTGTACGTACAAGCGCCATTATCTGGTTGTCAGTTACAGCAGTTAGTTCGCCGCCTGCGGCTAGCAATTGTTTTACCGATATTCCTGCTGCTCTTACTTGCCCAGTTGATAATGGGCCGTAATCACCAAACTGCAACTGCCCAATTAATCGCTTTGCAATGCTTGGTGTGGTTTCACCTGTTAGCAAGCCATTACGCACCACTTGCCCGAACCGTTCAGCTTGATCAACTGCAATACCACGGAATGCTTTGCTTACTACCTCACCGTTAGGTAGTGTGATCATTGTGCCTTGCGTTGCCGTTAAACTATATGTTTGCGGTGCTCCTTGTACCGCAGCATATAAATCATCCGATAACGTTATCACGCCTATTTGTGTCGGATCAGTTGTAACTACTGATTGCGCAAATTGCGGGCTGATCTCAACGGTATTGACTGCGCTGCGTGCGCCTGCCGGTAATGCCTTGCGCAGTTGTGCGGTAACAAAATCAGATTGCAGTTCCGCTAATCCTTGCAATTCTGTTGCCGTTAGCTGTGTCGCATCACCTGCCCAGGTGTTAAGGCTGTCTTTAGTTTGCGCAAGTATCGCACGTAACCTTGCTGCTTTGGCTGGTGAACCAATCGTAAGCCTGCCTTCTCCGCCTGCATCTGGCAGCAAATTTTGCAGTTGATTTGCAGCATCAATTATGATGTCGTTATACACTAATATTATTTGCTTAGCGACACTATTGCTGTAGCGGTTTAAATCAATCGCGTTACGAAATAGGGCCGCCGGTATCGTCATTCAGCCCTCCATTAGCAGTTGCGCTTAGTTCTTCTTCTACATCAAAATCATCGCCTAATACTTCACCATCACTAAGCTGTTGCAATAATGTTTCTTGCGTGATGGTGCCAGCGGTATAAAGCTGTAGTAATGCCTGGATCTCAGCAGGTTCTAGCCTGGCGCCAATAAAATCACGATTTACCAAGCAACTACCAGCCGATTCAGCAGTACCGAGATATTCAGCATGAAAGCGTAAGCAGTTATCAATCATATCTTGCATATTCTGCGCAATTACCATCATGGTGCTATCGCCTTGGCTGCGGTCAATGCGTTTTGCCTCTGCCGTTTCGGCGCTGAGTTTTTGTCCAAGTACGGCGCTTAAACCCAGCTCATTAATCTGCCCTGCAAGTTGCTCTAACCGTTTAAATTGGTACTCAAAACTGGTACCACCTGGTTCTATGTATTCGGCCCGACCATCAGCGGGAAATGCGATAGCTTCGCCTGGGCCTGCTGATACTTCTTCTGCTGCTGACGGGAAGCCAAAGAATGCCAACATCGGCACTGCTGAGATATGTAGCTGGTTGTCAAGGTCAGATTGCACCTGATACGTCTTAAGGTTTAGTTCTGCAATATCTTCTAATGGTGGCCTTGATTCTAAATAACCAACGCGGTTGCAGTATGCAACGCTGAACGGTATCTCGCTAAGGCTTGTATTACCTTCTTCTACAATTTTAAACTCGCTATTATCTTGCTTTTGATGTAGCTCGTATGCGCCTGGTGTTAAGACACGAACCTGCTGCACTGCCTTCTCACCGTAATCACCATCAGGCACAATCACCGATTCCAGCAATCGCAACATTGTAAGTTGCTGCTGCCCGTCTTTTGCTTCAGTGCGCCAGCCTAAGATTTGCCGTGGTGTGTAGGTGCACCAGTACGGCCTGCCGCCATCTGATGGTGCATCAACTAGTGTCCCAATGTGGCCGTAACGTACCATCTTACGGGCTGACTCAAAAGTCCAAACATTTAGATCATTCCCCTGCAGATCTACATCGAATAGCTGTTCACGTATATTGTCGCTGGTATCATTAAGCCTGACGGGCTTACGTGTTAACATCCCTGCCAACATGCGCTCTAAGCGTTGATAATATGGCGGGCAAACGCTACGTGCTAGGCGATTATCATAAGACTCATCCTGTTCGCGTGGTTCCTGCGGCAGGTAGCGGCGGTGCCTGCGCCTCATCCCGTAGGTGCCGCCCATCAAATCTTCAATCAGCATCCAATGCGGCTCTTGCGCATACCATGCACTATTCGCATCGTGAACGCGAGTGACCTTGCGGTCAGCATTAGACCGGCTGTACAGGTTCGGACTTGAATACATGCAACCGGCCTTTTGTTAATAGATTCTAATGCCTGTACCGCGTCCAGCCCCGGCATGCAGCGGGTTGAACTCACGCCATACTAGATATCCCAATGCGTCTGTCATGTGGTCGTGCCCGCCTTCCTTATCTGGTACACCTTTATCGCTATAGCATTGCAGCTCTAAGCATTCAATCATGCGTTTACAGGTGTTGCTGATTTGCAACCGGTGCTCGCCTTTACCGTTTTCAAGTAATGCCTGCACTGCCGCGACACGATCACGCACAGGCGGATTGGCTTTAGGCGATTGGTTGCTGATGCCATATTGCTCCAATATCTGAATATCGGTTTGCGTTGCATTCGTAGAACGATTACCGCCGCTGGCGTCTGGGTAGCCATAAAGCCTGTGGGCTGGATATCGCCTGCGGATCTCAGCACCTAATGCATCGGTATCATGCGCACCGCTGATCTCATCAATGATTACTAACCCTTTGCCGCTACGAATGCCAATAACCGCCGACATGTTGCCGATATTAAAGTCAACGCCAATACGCAATGGTTCTTCACTGTAATCTGGCAATTGCGTTACTACATGTTTGGCCCTATCAAACCTGTCGTAAACAGTGCCAGTCGTAAGGTTAATAAACTCGCCATCAAGATATGCACGTAATAAGTTTGGATCATAGTTAGCCTGCAACCGCTCAATAAAATCAGGCGGTAAGTGCGGATTATCCGCAGTGCGCATCTTGATCAGCTTTCGATCAGTACGTGATAATGCGTCCTCACTGGCAAACGTATTAAACATCCAGCGGAATCCCTCTGGAGTGGACGCCACCGCAAATTGCCGGGTATTACCAGCACGTAAGCGACCAAGGATTTTAGGAAATGCACGACTCGCGATAGATGGTGCAACAGTATCAATCTCATCTGCTAATACCCAGGCTAAGTTTAAACCGATAATACGTGTCCAGTTTTCAAAGCTGCGGCATAGGATCTTAGTATCACCTAACGGTAGATGCAGCACGTATTCCGGTAATGGGCTAGCGCGGAAAGTGTACGGGATGCCATACGCCTCAAGGAACTCATCAAAATCATTTTGCCAAATATCACGTATCAATGGGCCGGTCGGCTCCATCACCGCACCGATAAAGCCCTGGTTGGCTGCTGCAAGATGTACCGCTTTAGCACATAACGCTCGGGTCTTACCTGCGCCATAGCCTGCTGATACGCCAATGATTTGGGTTGTATGGTCATTTACAAAATCAAGTTGCCCTGGGTGCAAATCTGCTCGTATACGACCTAAGACCTCTTCCATATTAATTTTACCGCTGCCATGATCCATTTGTTGCAGAATATTGCCAACTGGAAATGCAGCAAGAATACTCATGAACAAAGTTGCGCTAATTTAGCAGCCGTGTTGATTGCGCCAAGAGCAATATGAAACTGCCCAGCACGTCTAGCTTCCATCTGTAAGGTGCTTAGCTGACTCAGTAAGTCAGCAACCATTTGAGGGCGTTCAATGTCCCAATCAGCTTTTAACTGGTCCCTTGCCATTGCTAATAGCCTTCCGCAAGCTGCTTCGCCTATCCCCCAATTTTCGCTCGCATATCTGATGCAATCAGACCGACGGCCACCATTAGCAATAATTCGTGCAAATCGTGCTGCACGATCAATGGTTTCAGTTTTTGGTCCGCGTTTAGCTGCCATTAGTCATATTCCAGGTTGAACCACTGACGCCCAATTTCTAAAGCAACTCGCTGAGTCATAAAAGGTGGAACGCTCATGCCCATAACATAACCAGGTTCAGTTTTTAAAAAATTGTAATCATCTGGAAAACTTTGAACAATTTTCAATTCACCTTCACTAAATCGTCGTGGTTGGTCCCATCGCATAGGTATTGCATCACCGCCAGCAGCAAGTGTTCGAGATGGCAATCCAGGATGTGCTTTGTATGCGTTGAAACGGTGTCCTTTGGGATGCGCTTTGCTTAATGGTTCACCTGGTTTAACTTTTTCCCATAATTTTTTTGTTTCTGCTGTCAATTGAGTAATTTTGCCGTGATTAACAACATTTTCAATTGCTTTACCAATAGGCACTTGAGGTTCATTAAAAGCAAGTTTTAACGATGAAAAACTTAAGTCTTTACGTCTTGCAATAAAAAAAGTTCTTTCTCGTGCTTGTGGTACACCCATACAAGCAGAGTTTAGCAAAAACAATTGAGCATCATATCCTGCTTCACGGAAAGCAGTAAAAATTTCTTTAACATATCCTTTTGCATTGCCCATAATTAAACCTTTTACATTTTCAGCTACAATTATTTTAGGTTGCAACCGGCGACCTATTTCAATAAAATCAAAAAATAAATCATCAAGTTTTTGTTTTGTTTGGCCTTCGCGGAAATGATGTTCAGCGCCCCATTTTTTTTCACGTTTACCTGCCATTGAAAAAACAGAACACGGTGGCGAACCATCAAGAATATCAAGATTTTTTAATTCATTAGGCAAGTCGTTTAAAGGTATTTCATTAAATTGTTGCACCCCCATAAGATAACTGTACTTAGGGTAATGATTTGCCCGATAAATAGACATAATTTCAGGGTCTAACTCTACACCGCCTAAAACATTAAAGCCTGCTAGTTTGTAGCCCATGCTAGATCCGCCGCCACAATGAAAACAGCTAAAAACTGTTAATCCATTTTTTGGAATAGTAGCAAGATCTAATAACTTCCAAGAATTGTAGACTCTAAAAGGACGTTTAATAATTGTCATGAATCAAATTCAAAACCACAACGAGGGCAAGTGTTGTCAAACTCAGAAAAAGCTTCTGACTCTAATTCTTTAGATCCTTCATATTCTTTAGCAGATGTTTCAACTGTATCATTGTTATATAAAATAGCATTTAAATCTTCTTTTTCAAACCACGGGCTAATATCATGCGTTTCACTAAGCTGCTCTAGCATTATTGCGTCCCATTCGCTTAAATCACTAGTACGATTATCAGCAAGCGATAGTCCAATTTTTTGCTCTTCAGATAAACCAGATCGCTTAACAGCAATTAATTCATCGCCTTCAGCTTCAATAATGCGTACTTTGCTAATGCCTGCTGCTTTAGCGCCTTCAACCGTGCCATTACCTGCAAGGATGCGACCATTTTCGTCAATAACAATAGACCGCGCTGCGCCAAACCGTTTAAGTGATTCTGCAATTAATGATGCAGAGCGATCAGTACGTTTACGAGCATTTCTATGGTCAGGCTTGAGATCCTTAATCGATGTCATTTTTTAACTTGAAGAGTTGAGCTATTTGAATTTATTGTAACCGGTCAGCCGATACTGCACGCGCTATTGCTTTGGGCGGGTTCTACGTGGAATGCGTCATGTAATAAATCTAGGACGGTTTGGTAAGCAGCAATCAAATCAATCAGCTCAGCAGCATCCAACGGCTCGCCATCATCTTGCGCATTATCACGCACAGCAGCGGCTACAGCGGCTGCTTCCCCCATCAGGTGATGCAGACGTTCAATTACTGGTGCTTGCTTGACTGAGGGCATTGTGGAGGCGCTGATAACGGTGTGATGGTAGTTCGCTGTGGTCAATTGGGCAAGGGTTTGGTTGTTGCTGGCTGCGGACGCTAAACCCGTTGGTATGACTGGATGCGGACGCAAGTTGGCTAGTTGCGGACGCAAAAAAGCTAGTGATAGCAACGAAGGACGCAAAATCGCAATTTTTCCCTACCCCCCTATATAAACACTACACATTCCATTTTGATTTTCTATATGCGTTTATATATACCCCTTTGCGTCCGAAAGGGTAAAAAGATAGATAGAGACAGGGAATTTGCGTCCGCAATTTGCGTCCATTTTGCGTCCGCACTGGACGCAAGTTGCGTCCGCAATCAAGGTTTAGGTGTCTAAGGCAAGACCCATAATGAGACGATCACGGCTACGACCAACGGAACGTTCGGACGCAAGTTTGGGGAATAGAGCCTTTAGAGCAGGTACCAAAAGCCTTGGCGCCTTCACCGTACGGTCGGCAGGAGGGTCTAGTAACCAATGGCCATGGTTATCTAGGTACCCTTCGTCTCGATACCAGGCCCTAAGCGCGTCATAGACGGTGCTGACAGGCACGCGGCCATCATCTTGAGCTGATAACCCGATGGCATCGCAAAATTCCCATAGGTGGCAGCCAGCACGGCGGACATCTTCCATTGCCTGCTTGCCGGAACTGTAATCAATGCCATGTGCAACACTTAAAGCTAAACCTTCAAGCAACCAATTAAGAAAAGCAGGGCATATCATTTGCTGTATAAAATCAGGATCATCTTTTAATTTAGGGTCAGCTTGTATATGATTTGGCTGCGTTGGTGTGGCCATAAATGTTTTCTTAAATTTAAATACATGGAATCTAGTTTCAATTGCTACCTGGTCACCTGATAGGCTTGGGTCTTTATTTAAGTTAAAAACAAATAAAGCAGATGGCACAAATTGCGACTCTTGGATGCCTTTGAGTTCAAAAGATAACTCCTCGCCGCTTATAGCAGCTTTTAATGATTGCAGGTTATCAATATGAACAAATTGAGAATTTTCACTACTCCAGTTTACAGAAGCACCACGTAAAGAAGCGATAGGAAATTTACGGCCTTGATCATATGTGCGGAAGTCGGCAAGGCTACATGAGGTAAAATTACGACTGCCGAGGGTATCACGTAAAGCGGTGCGGATTGTATCTTTACCATTAGAGCCTTCACCTATCATTAAAACAGCCCGTGGCCTGCCACGAGTGGCACGGTATTTGGATAGGTCTAAGCCACTACCAAGGATGCGCTGTAGGGTATCGAGATCATTAGGGTCAACGGCTTCAAGAAGCCTAAATAAATGCTCAACGCTTGCATTAGGGTCATAATCATAATTAGTGATGTAAGTAAAGAATATATCTGATGAATGCGGCGTAAATGTATATTGCAGTTTTTTATTAATCCAAGACCATTTTACTATACCATTACGGCAATTTATAGCATTTTTAGGATTTACTTCAACTGGTGGCAATAAGCGCCGCATCCAGATTAATGCTTCATCTACATATTTAGCGCGTTTCCATGGGTGTAAGGTTTCACTGGTTTTAGCGTCTATAACGTGTAATGCAGATAAAAAGCAAGCTAATTTAGGTGCAATTTCTTCATCAATATGTGGCTTGTAATGTGTGCCATCCCAGCAATGAAGGATGTTATCAACACAAATCCATCTTTTAGCAGGATATTCAAAGACATGCTCTACAACTAAATCAAGCCATTCTGTTGTCGCTTTATTGTAAAGTTGTAGGTTAACAGTAGAATCTGGATCAATTGCTTTTGATTGTGGGCGCAGTTGTATTATTTGCGCTGCTGGCCTCCAACCATAGTGACGTGCCCAATACCAAAAAGTATTAGCGTTTATTTGCTGGCCACCTGAATTAGCGATCGCATACACATCTAACCATTGTGGGCTATGGGATTGCATTAAAGCAGCAGCTTGATCAGGGTCACCTAATTCAGCAGCTAAAGCCCAAAGGATATTACGGTAAATATGATAGGTGCCAGTACCTGGAATGCGGGGTGGTATATGCTTTAAGGCATCATATATTTCATCAATTGAGCGTGCAGCTTGTTCTTTGTATATGCGTGCTGGTTGTTCATGTTGATAGTATTGCTCTGATGGCAGGCAATCCTCGATTTTATTTACGGTGTAATGGTTATTAGTAAATGTAACGATTGAGCACATGTCGCCTAGTTTGCCATCACCACCAGCGTGATAAGTGCCGGGTAAGCGCATAACACGCGCTGCATTTTTAATACTGCGGTCAGCATCAGCGTAGTCTAATAAACGTGATTGAATTAATTCCCAATATTTGGGAGTAATAGGATCAGTTAAAACCCAATATGAATGTATTGATTTACCGCCAGTTGATACTTGAACAGTAGGTTCAGGTAGATTTAATTCTTTCCATGCTGTTAGTTGCCATTCTGTTGGGCGGTCATCCCATTCACAGAAAAAAGCACGGCATGTCGTAATTTCAACATCTTTATCACCGCCATCATTAATTACTACGTATACGCCACGACCTTCATTTTGCCATTGTTGCATAACGCTACGTGATGGGGCACCTTTACGGCCAGCATCATTAGCTTTTTTAGGATTTAAGGCATGGTAGAAGGCGCGAAGTCTGATGGTGCCAGCAGGTTTCCCTAACGCGTGCAAAAAGCGCCGCGCCTCATCGAAATCTATTTGTTTCACTTTGTTTCAGTAGCGTCGCGCTCTTGGCGCATTGCCTCGTGTACTAACAACCGTAGAGCAGTTGAACGGGACATTTTGTCGCCCGATCGTTGGTCAAGCCATTTAATTTGTTCAAGCGTCAGTCGCAGGCTAAAAGGTGGGCAAAGGGGCATTGGGATCGCGTAACACTTGCCAACAGTAACCCATTGGGTTACGATGCGCAAGACCTATCCTGTTTCCAATGCCTTTGACATTGCCTATTCCTATTTACAACGGCATTAAGTTTGATAATGAGCTTCAAGCAAAATGGGCTGTTGCTTTTGATGAGCTTGGGATCAAATGGACGTATTTCCATAACAACCCGGAGTTTACGTTTGAACTGCCAACTTTAGGCATGACTGCTTTAGTTTTTAACTCATCGCCAAATGCTGATAAGCTTGCCGCTGCAAATAATTTTGCATGTCAAGCCGATCAACAGCTTTTGCTATTGATAGGTCCTCCAGGACCTTTTTCATACTTTGCCATTGGCAGACAAGATTGTTACTACGAAGTAACGCATGAAGGTGCTATTTATTTTGCTTGTGATTATTTAATATTTGATCCAACTACTACTTCCGAAGGAAGGTTTTTTACTAATACAGGCGAAGATGATTTGTGTTTTCCAGATCCTATCCAATCAGAAAATTTTGAAGACGATTGTGAAAATCTTGCAATTATAAAGGCACAATATTATAGCGCATCTAAGCCCTTTAAACCTGAATCTGTAAATTCATTTGAATTAAGCATTACCCCAGGCACTACAGACTTTAACACTTGGTTTATCGAGGGTGATGAGCTTGTGCTAAAGCGTGAAGATTGGCGCCGCATTGATTTTGAACAGTGCAATAGATCTGCGCAAATTCTTGATTGGATTTTTCATTATCAAAGCAGAATTACGGCAGAAGAACTTGGCGACATGATTGAAGCGCTGCAAGCAATTTTGCATCCAATGGCAAACTATTGCAGCAGCGGAGTTGACAAAGAAGCAAATGGCTTGAGTTTGCTTCGTAATTGGCTTGAGTCTAAAACAAAACGCAAGCCAATGAAGCCAAGTTTGCGTTTTGAAATTTTGAAGCGCGACGACTACAGGTGTCAAATGTGCGGGGATACCGCAAAGGAAGGTGCCAAACTTGAGATAGACCACATCCATCCGGTTTCTAAAGGAGGCAGCAATAATCCAGATAACTTGCAAGTGCTGTGCCGTGATTGCAACGCTGGCAAAGGAGTGCAATATCAATGAACCTCCGCCCGTACCAGACCGAGGCTGCTATCAGCCTGGTTGCAATTTTGCAGCAGCACGGCATTGCCTACCTACGTGGTGAGGTGCGTGTTGGTAAGACGCTAACCGTATTTGATGCGTTAAAGCGGCTTGGCGTTCAATCCTGCCTTTTCGTCACCAAAAAGAGAGCCATTGCCTCAATTGAGGCAGATCGTGATGCAATCGGCCTATCTGAGGCAGTCACGGTTACCAACTATGAACAGGTGGCAAAACGGGCTAACTGCTTCTATGAGGTGTTAATAGTTGACGAAGCGCATGGCATTGGAGCATATCCAAAGCCATCAAAGCGGTGGCATGACCTAACTGCTATTCGGTATAAGTATTTAATACTTATGTCTGGCACCCCGTCGCCTGAGTCTTATAGCCAGCTATACCACCAGTTTGCACTCGGCCCTAAACCATGGAGTTATAACAACTTTTACTCATGGGCAAAAGCTGGTTACGTTGCTATCGGCACCAAATACGTTGGCACTGGCCAGCAGGTGAACGATTACAGCAACGCCAATGAAGCCCGCATCCTGGCCGATATTGAGCCGCTAACGGTTACTGTCACCCAGCAGCAGGCAGGATTTACCACAGCCATTGAGGAGCAGGTGCATATGGTGCAGATGAGCCGACGCACCTACCGGTTGGCGTTGCGGATAATAAAAGATGGTGTGATTGGTCGCCCTGATTGTCGCTCAGTGTTAGCAGATACCGGCGCTAAGACCATGAGCAAGCTGCGCCAGATTTATTCCGGCACTGTTATCACAGAAAACCATGGCGCTGTGATTTTTGATTGCAGCAAGGCGCTTTACATTTGCGACCATTTCGCAGGGCGCAAAATTGCAGTTCTTTATTGCTTCAATGCTGAGGGTGACATGCTCCGCGCTGCATTTGCAGGTCGCCACACTGACTCACCAGAAATCTTTAATGCTGACCCAAACGCCGTTTATATCGGCCAGGTGCAGGCCAGCCGCGAGGGCGTCAACTTATCAAGCGCGGATGATTTAATTTTTATTGGTATTGACTACAGCGCGCTGTCATATATCCAAGGCCGCGACCGCGCCAGCTATTTTGGCCGCGACCGCGCCAACCGTGTGCATTTTATTTTTGCTGAACGATCGGTTGAATCGCGTGTGTATCGTTCTGTGAAAGAAAAACAAACCTACACGCTGAAGCATTTTGACACGGACCGAGGCCAGCTATCAGTCGAAACTAATCAGGCGTTACGAGAGCGAGGGGTGGTATGTGCTCAAGCTAATCCAGACAAACAAGCCGGGCATACCGGACCTGGTACTGATGAAACCAGACCAGATTCGATTTGTGGAGGTCAAATCAGCATCTGGCCGCTTATCGAAAATCCAAGCTTATCGGCATGAGCAATTGAGGCTCGCGGGGTTTGATGTTGCCGTGGAATGGGATAAGCCTTGATTTGTTGCGAATTACAACCGACTAGGGTTGACAACAGCGAACTAGGGTGTAGGATATGGGGACAGGAGGCGAGAGCTTCCACCCCAACCTGAGAGCAACCATGGCAACCTTCACCCTCACCGTTGAAGCAGCAGACGCAGCCCTCAAGCCTTTTGGCCTCCGCGTCACAGCTTGGTCTTCAACAAAGTTCCTTGTATCCAAGGGCGACAATTGCAGCCAGACCACGCACCGGGTTGACGTGGCTCGGCTGATTGAAGCCTACAAAGCCGCCGCCTAACCCCACGCGGCCTGCCGGAGCCGCACCCAATCCGGCGCCACACATTACGACCCTAACCGTGACTACAACAACTATTGCCTTATTGCTAGCTCTGGTCCTTTTGCCAGTGTTAGTGCTGCTATGGGCTACAGAATCTAAACAGCAACGTGCGCAGCGGTGGCGTAAAAATGGCCACACGCAGCAATCAATTGCTAACAGGCTTGGTTGCAGCAGGTCTACTGTTCGCCGGATGTTAGTGCCATGTTGAGATTTTTATGCGTTGCGATTGTTGCAGCTACTGCCTATTTGGTGGTAGCTGAGGTTGGCAGGCAGCCTTACCCGTATGCAAATCCTGTTCCTGTTGCTTATCCTTCATGACTGATTCCGACATTTATTGGACTTTTGTATCTGCTAGTAAATATGGCGGATCATTTTGGCAAAGGCTAGCTGATGCTGGTTTGGCTGCTGACACACAAAACAAACGCCGAATACTTAATGAGTTCCATGAACTGATTGAGCATTACGGCCCATCTAAAGGTTTACATCAACTATTGCGGAATCCTAAATGACTGTTATTTCAAACGCCGACTATCACGCTGACCCGGCTATTAGTGCCAGCCAGCTAAAGGAGATTGGCCGCAGCCCTTTTCATTATTGGAAACGGTACGTTGACCCTGATAGATCACCATCAACACGTACGGCAGCCATGGCATTTGGCAGCTTTGTGCATTGCGCGGTGTTGGAGCCTAAGGAATTGCTGCAACGGTATGCCGTAGGCCCTGACAGGCGTACCAAGGAGGGTAAGGCAACGGCTGAGAAGATGCTTGCTGATGGCATCGAGCCAGTTAGCGCTAGTGATTTTGAGCAGGCATTATCAATGGCAGCGGCTGTGCATAGCCACCCAACAGCAGGTTTATTGCTGGCTAATGGCGCCGCAGAAACCTCGCACTGGTGGGATGATGTGAGCACAGGACTCAGATGTAAATGCCGCCCCGACTGGTTTGATGGTGAGCTAATTGTTGACCTGAAGACCTGTCAAGATGCCAGCCCGGCATTTTTTGCTAAGGCAGTGGCAAATTTCGGTTACCAGATTCAGGCGGCTCATTACCTTGCAGGAACCCTGGCAACGCGCTTCATTTTTGTTGCGTTGGAGAAAACCTACCCATTTGCAGTTGGTGTGTATGAACTAGACCCAGAGGCATTAGTTCATGGCAGCATTGCCCGCCACAATGCGCTGCAACGTATACAGGATTGCCGGGCTATAGGCGAATGGCCGGGCTACACCGACGGCATCCAGACGCTACAGCTTCCCGGCTGGGCATTAAAAGACCAAACAACCATTACATCAGAGGATTTCTAATGAGCGCTATTACACAATGGACGCCGGAGCAGCAACAGCTAATCAGCTCAAGTATCGCCCCCGGTTGCACGTCAGACGAGCTTAAGCTTTTTGCTTATGCGTGCCAACGCACCGGGCTAGATCCGTTCCAGAAGCAGATTTATGCTATTAAGCGCGGCAAGATGACCATTCAAGTGGGCATCGACGGCCTCCGTGCTATTGCAGAACGGACCGGCCAGCTTGATGGCAGTGAAACATTTTTTTGCGGGCCAGATGGCGAATGGAAAGATGTTTGGCTAGCAAAAGAACCACCAGCCGCTGCAAAAACAATCGTCTACAGGAAAGGTGCAAGCCATCCGTTTACGGCTGTAGCGCGTTTTGATGATTTTAACGCCAAGGCAAACCTTTGGCTAAAGATGCCAGCGGTAATGATTGGGAAGTGCAGCGAGTGCGCCTGCTTGCGTAAGGCTTTCCCCGCGGATCTCAGCGGCTTATATAGCGTAGACGAGATGGAACAGGCCGAGACCGTGACGGTAACGGCAACACCTCCCCCAGCCTTAGCACCTGCTGCACCTGCTGGTGATGCCAAGATTTTTGCTGCTGGTAAAGCAGCGATTGCTAAATGCAGCACGTTAGACGAGCTAGAAGTTGTTACCAAACGGCTAGAGGCACGCCAAAACGACCTGAGCGCTGAGCAGTATCAGGAGTTATTGCAGATGGCAGTTACTAAAGAAGATGCTATGGAAACCCGGCAAGAGGCTGACCCATTTGCTGATGACTGAGCCCCACCTGACTACTGACCAGTTAGCTGCTAGGTGGGGGCTGCGGCCTTCCACCTTAAAATCTCAACGTGCGCGTGGGGTTGGCCCACCGTATGAAACCGCTGAACGCCTAGCCTCACCGCTTGGTGCTCCACGTGTTCGCTATTTGCTAACACAAATTCTGGCTTTTGAAGCCGCCCACAACATCACCCCATTAGAACCATGAGTTTATTTGCTACCGGCATTGTTCGTATTATCACGCAACCCACCATCCGCACGTTTGATAATGGCACGCAAGTTGCTAACCTGTTCGGCGGTATCGGTGAGGGCAAAGATAAAAATGGAGAATACATTAACAATGGTATCGACTGCGAAATATGGGGCAAATCGGCTGAATTAATATGCGATAAATGCAAAAAGGGTGACAGCATTCAAGTCACTGGCACCATACGGCGTCAGGAATGGGCAGATAAGCAAACAGGTGAAAAGCGTAGTAAACATATAATGAGTGTCGGCAGGTTTGAATTTTTACCAAGGGCTGCTAATAATACGAACGAACTCGACGTTTTTTAAGCCATGACTGCTGATGCAATGCGCGACTACCTAGAGGCCATCTCTAGGTATCCGTTGCTCACAACACAGCAGGAGATACAGTTGGCACGTAAAATCGCGCAGTACATGGAGCTGCGCGATAACACTAGCCCGACACCTGCTGAGCAACGGCTAATAAAAGCTGGCCTTAAGGCACGGGCTACCATGGTAAACTGTAATTTACGTTTGGTTGTACATATTGCCAAGCGTTATACAGGCAGAATTAAATCAATGGATATGTTGGATTTATGCCAGGAGGGTAATATTGGCCTTCAACGTGCAGCAGAAAAATTTGACGCATCACGTGGGTATAAGTTTTCGACCTATGCGTACTGGTGGATTAGGCAATCATTAAAACGTGCTATTGATAGCAAGGAGCGCATGATAAAAATACCGATTCATATGATAGACCGTACATTTAAGGCATTACAGGTTGAAACAGAATACATGAAAGAACATGGCCGCAAGCCAAGTAAAACAGAATTAGCTCAAGTTATGGGTTTAACAATAGAGCAATTACTAGCATTAGTCGATTGCAATAGCGTTCATATTAGCCTGGACGAACTGATAACAGATGACGGCAACTCATTGCTTGATTTAATTGCTAGCCCTGAAGTGGATATTGATTTTGATTTGGACCGTAGCAAGGAACACGTGCAGCTTGCACTGTCTTATTTAACTGATATGGAGCAAGATATGATAAATAAACGTTACAATGAAGATTTAACTTTAACAGCTATTGCAAAGGAGCATAACGTATGCCGCGAACGTATAAGGCAAAAGATAACAAGAACACACCGTAGGCTGAAGCAATTAATGTCTAAATCACACGTCTCCACCACGGGCGTCTTGATTGTTGAAGATATAAAGTAGCTTCTAAAGCTGCTATATGATGTACAGCTTGCTTTATTAATTTAGATTGATGTGCGTTTTGTTTTATTAAGTTACTGCATAATTTAGCGACCTGTTCACGGTCAGGGCAGTTCAAGGCGATTCTGCTCTGGCCTTCGAGTGCAAGCTGCTCCTCTAGACTGAGCTGCACCACCATCCACTCCATCATCACTACATTTAGCAGTTATCCGCATTCTAACAATGGAAACACCAACTATCAAGCGCATCAAATCTAACAACGGCAATTATATATGGCAGGTAACGTATGCTGGCATGTGTAAAGAGCACGTGCAAAGTTGGCAAGCTATGGTATTCTATCATCAGGCGTTGGAATGCTATCACAACGACGCAGGTAACTTAAAAGCTTTATTGCACGGCCCAGATCCCAGCAATCATGATTAGTCCACCAACTCCACAGTTCAGAATGGCCTTTTTGGCGATTGTGTAAGCTACAGCACGGCGCTAGGTTAGCCCTACTGGTATGGCCGCCATTCTTTTTTGGCACCAAATGGTCGAGTGTTATGTTATCAAATTGTTCACCGCAGATGTAGCACCTGCTGTCCCATTCTTCAATAATTGATTTGCGAAATTTGTGTTTAGTTACCTTACGCGATACCAGCTCCTGATTCTCTTCGTTGATGTGGTGGCTCATGAGGCTCCGGCATTTCGTAGGGAAGCACCTCATAATCAAGGAGGTGAGCGTTTGACTGTGCGATCTCTTCGAGTCTGGCTGCGATGCCGATTGCTACATCATCTGATGAGTACTCGCTATCCACTACCATCATGGCGCTTATCTCGACTAAGTAGCGGTTCATGTTGCAGGCTCACAGGTAATTTCGACGCCGGTACTATTGCGTGGTCTTAGCTTTAACCAAATGCCTCCTAAACTTTTTGGCATTACAATTTTTTCAATTGCAAATCCACCACCGCCTTTAAATTCTTGTTTATAAGTGCCCGTTTGGATATGCCATCGTTGTTCTATACGCTGTTCCCCTTTGTTGTTTATACGATAGCAAGGATGAGCAACAATTGTGCGTTCGTGGTTATGGCCATTTACGATGACATCAGCGTCTGGCATGATGCTGGCATAGCGACCACCGCCAAGTGTGCCTTTTGTTATTACACCACCCCAAGTGCCATGATGATAACCAAGCGTTAAACGCCTAATTTTTTCTTGTCTTTGTTGTGCGCCAGTATTACCTTCTTGGTAAAACGTAAACCAAATAAAGCCCTGATAACGCATGTGTTCTACAGGGCTGCCGCTGTCGCGCATGATGCGCACTACATTACCAAGTGGGTCAACTTCGTTGTGGTTAATGATTGCTGTTTCATGGTTACCGTCTGACACCATTAAGATGTCATCTTGCCACGGTTTCAGCCAGGTTGCAGTTTCGTTAAATACTAGGTCGAAATAATTACCGCCTAAATGTTCTGGCCTTATATCGCCTTTGCTGCCACGTCTATCTTTTTTGCCTTGCATTAGGCACATTACATCACCAAAGAAAAGCGCTTTACCTTTACGTTCTTTCATTTCATCTAGATGCTTTTTGAAAAGCTTACGGTCGCATTTTGGATTATCTAGGTGAATGTCGGATGCAAGAAAGAAATTATATTGCGCTGTAGTTGAGGTATAGGGAATCCGTATTTCAGTTAATTCTGGGCTGTGGCGGATTACCTCGCATTTCATGGCTTCACCAACAGCGCCCAGCCTGTACTAGCGCCATCTGGCATCCAACGGCGATTGAAGCGTTCTCGGCTGTATTTAATACCAGCGCCACCGGTATTTTTGACATAGCCACCGTTAACGAGATCAGCCTCGCCATTTGGATCGTTCAGAATCCAATGTTCAGCAGTGAATCCAATTACGACGCTCCAGTGTCCACCACCGCTAGGTGACTGCGCAGGCCCTTTGTGCAGCCAACCCACCGCCACTGGCCTCCCAGCACGTAGTTCAAGCTCCAGCAACCCAGGCGCGGCATTTGTCACGAACCGGGCTTGTAAACCCAAAGAACGCAACGCTGCAAGTTGCGCTTGGCTGTCGGTCGTATCGCCAAACTTGGCGCGAATCAAATTATATTCATCATCGCTCTTCACTTTGCCGTAAAACTTAGCAATCATGGCGCAACTACTGGAGAAGCATTCTCTATAACCAGTGCCGCTTTTGTTATCATTTTGCGCTTCATAGGGCACCTTCAGTAACACTGAGCTGGCTTTAGTTGGTATGCCCCAGAGTTTTGCCTCGGCTTCACGTCTACGGCGGAGGCCAGGTTCTGCTGGTGTACCAGCATTTACGTATAGCATCAATGCCGCTGGCACGGCGTCATTGTTTGCCGCATGTAGCGCCTTCGATATTGTTTCGAAGCCTTCGCTCCCGCAAAAATGCCAACCTACGTTATAAGCAAACGAGATCAACGCATTTTGACGGTTTGCCGTTAATGTTTTCCAGCCTGGTATTGTTTTTGCTAATGCCGGTACAACCTGAGTTTCTAGCATATTATCCAGCAACCCATCAGCAGCATCGCGTGTGATGGTATCGCCGATTTTTACTGCTGCGCCATCAGGCCATCTAGTGGTGCCCCAGCCGATGGTTGGCACACCGGCAGGACAAATGTATGCTACATCACTAAAACCTTCAAATTCGCGTATAAGTTTCGCCGCTGGCTCCCATGCCAATGTAGGTTTGGGTTTTGGGTCAGCCCTGAATTTGTCCAAAAATGTAGCCTGCTCATCTGGTGCCATTAACTCCCATGCCCAGGACCATGCTGCCTGTTGATGGGGCAATGGTGGCTTACATGTCGCCTTACATGCGTTAAGGAAATTGCTCACTTTTTAACCAGTGGCGTGATGATGCCAGCAAGGATTTCAATAGCGCGATAAAGCTTCACAAACAAAGCGGTGTAGCGGCCTAGCCTGTCGTTATCTTTTGGCGTTGGGGTCAGGTTTACCACTGCCACGGCTGTAGCATGTACGCCGATTGCGGCGGCTGTATATGAAGCGATGGATTCAGGAGTGATAATCATGGTAGTAGTTAACGCACCTCCAGTTTACTGACGCGGTTTTCGACTTGATTAAGGCGCTGGAACATCTCGCGATTGGTTTGCTTTATGTCAACATGCAAAATCTCAAGAGAATTGGCAATATGTTCCACAGCCGAAGTGAGGCGCACGATGGCCGCAGATGCCTCTTCATTGCGCCTAGAAAAGCCAAACATCCCCATTGCCGCCACTGAGATGGATGCCCCTAAAGCCGCTGCGAGAATTTCGATCACGGCTCAGGCTAACGATGCCTCTAGTCTACCTGCTCAGAATCCTGCTGTAGTGCTGCCATTGCTAAAAAGCACCACCCCGTCAGCAAGAGCAGGCTCAGGGATAGGACCCCAATCGCTGTACGCATTGCTCGTAATGTACGCCGCCAGTTCAGCGGTAGTAGTGGTGGCATTAATCGATGCGATCTTACCACCTGCTGCATCACGGACACGCTGGCGATCAGCTTTAGTCTCAGCCGACATCACTGTGCCGTTATCAGCTTCGCGGATCACTTGCCAATCAGTTTCGCGCAGCATGGCATTGGCATTGGCACGAACGTTATTGATGTATTCCACGACTAATGGCGCATGATCTTTCCAGATTAATTTGCCATCTTCGTCATATCCCCAGCACCAGCGCTGGTCATACCAAGCAGGTTCTGGCAGCGGGCCTTCAATGTCACGTTCAGCACGATCTTCTGCGCTAGATAGTGCCAGCCAATTACTAGGGTATTGAATCTCATTTAAGGTAAATGCCATGTCTGTGGACACGGTGCGTCCACCGGGAAGTTGATAGGTAGCCATGCGTCCTCAGGGGTTTGGTTGTGCGCGGGCGTATTTAAATTTATCGCCCGTGGTGGTAATTGAATAGGTGTTACTGCCTGCTGTGTTATAGCTGCCACTGCTAGTCCGTAGTTTAAAGCCATTAGATAACTTGTCAGCATGGGTGGCAAATGTTACCGCATTACTGTTGATGGTCATGGCAGTTGGAACACCGTTTGAATAAACAAAAGGTCCATTAGCATTTGCGTTGCCAGTAAAACTGCCGCTGGTGGTGATGGTGCCTTCTGGCAGGTTCTGTGTGCAGAGTGCCTTGAAGCCCGATGGTGCGGTGTAGGCGAATGCGCGTTGGCCGAAGTTTACAACAACGGTGCAACTCTGTGCAGCATCAGCGTCAGATGCGTAAGCAGCAAAAGAGCCGGATAAAGAGCTAAACGCTGTCCCTTGGGAGCTGCCGTTTTTGTAAAAAACAAGAGTGCCCGCATCAAGATCAAGAGCAACTCCAATTACATCATTAACGGTAAAAGTGGCACCGTAATTTGTATCAGAACCGGGAACTCGTTTTTGCCCATCGTTCATGTAGGTATAGTTCAGTGATCCAGCACCTGCATAACTTGGCAGCGCAACAGTCGAAGCACAAATACCAATAGCGACTAGTTCGCCACTGGTGGTCATAGCTGTTGGTGTAACTTCCCAATACCATTTACCGCTTGTTACACTGATAGTTCCTCTTGTCCCACCGTATGAAGCTGTGCCAGTAGCAAGATCAAGGTTGCCATTAGTTAGAGTGCCGCTGGACGTATCCAGCGGGTTCCAAGTGCAATAATTCCCCCGCACCTCACCACCCACGCCGGTGTCGGTCCCGTAATTAGTGGGGGAGTCTACGAGGGAATCGTTGCCTGCACCAGCAGTAACACTAAAATTATTCGGCGTCCAGTTATTACTTAGCCCAGAAGTGTCCTTCCCTAATGTGCTGGCAGTGTTGCTGGAGTTATCAGCAAACAAAAGGTTGAAGGAATTGTTTTGGGATAGAACAGTTGCGAAGTCACTGGTATATTTTGCAACACCTTTGTAAATTCTGAAGTCTTGCACATATCCATTTAGTCCATTATACGATGCCGGGTTTGACGCTAACCCTGGAACCCCAATGGATATTGGAGCGTTTGCTTGGGTTGAGGTTCCCAGCGTCGCGGTTGTACTTGCTTGAGTACCATTAATGTAAACCTTGCATGTAGTTCCGTTAGATACTACGGCTAGGTGATACCACTTGCTTGCACTTAATCCGGTTGTAAAAGTCGTAGTTGAATCGGAGCTAGTTCCGTCCCAGTCAAGTATAAAGTTGCCAGAACTATTGACAGAAAACATCACCCGCGTTGTCGTGGAAGCTCTATTTCCTGCGCCAAAGAAATAGAACGATGACGCTAGAGAGTTTATATAAATAAAGCACTCAATGGTCCACGACGTACTGTTCCAGATTTGAAAGTCAGCGCTACTAGATAGAGACAGGTAATCACCAGTTCCGTCAAACGATCCGCTGCTACCGTAAAACTTACTTTGCGTTGTACTGGTATTTGTGTTGCCTGTAACAGTTACAGTCTTGGCACTTCCACTACCACGGATTACTGCACTCTGATCGCCAAATGATGTGCCTCCATTGGTGCCATCCATTGGCAACGCAAGCACAATAGAAGCACTGTTTGTATCAGTACGAGTTCCAGTACCCTTAATCGCGCCATAAGTATCGGTGGTATTAAAAACAGGTAACGCACCAGTGGCAGCAGTGACTGAAACCAACCCGTAGGTGCCGGTGTATGTTTTTGGTATGAGTTGCCCAGTAGTGGCATCGGTTTCGGTGAAACTGCTGGGGTCTAGCGCTTGGCCGTCGATGAAGTGGATGTTGGCGAGGTAGCCGGGGAAATAGTAGGTAGCGCCGCCACCTGACACTGTTGCGCCAAGATGGTGAAGAGTAGTGGAATTGATCGCTAGGTCAGCGTTTTGCGTGGGGTTTGTTCTTGTGCCAAATTGAGTGACTTCAACTCCGTTGACATACATTCGCGCCCGATTGTTTGCAGTCGCTTGCGTTGTGTCCAGTGCAAGGACAAGATGAAACCACGCAGAAGTGTCTCGGAAGACTTGCGTAGTTTCAAGCAAATAGGAGTTGAAGTTAGCAAGGCGCAGTGTATCGCCAGTTCCGAAGCGAATATCGAGCGTATTGGTGTCGTCGCTCTGTTGCCTGCCGAACAAGGCTGCGTTGACTCCCAACACACTCCGCTTCACCCACCCCGCCCACGTCCACGTCTTCCTGTTCCCCGCTACTGCCGGGGTCCGAGACAAGTAAGCACTGTCACTACTGTTGAATCTGAGACTACGCGCTATCTGTAAACCACCAGCGGCGGCAGCGGCTGTACTTTTTAGTAGCAGCGGATTAGCACTTCCAGGAATCATTAGCTCAAGTTGCTGATAAGGGTGGCAGTAATTTTAGTACTTGATTGCACTGCATAAACCAGGCAATCAACCGATGCTGCTGCAGTGCTAAGTGTTGGTGCAGTGCCACCAGTAAAGTCCCATTGTGAGCCATAAGCCAGTGTTCTACTACCGGTGCCGTCCTGCGTAATCCAGATACAACCAGATTGCCCAGCAGTTTGGTTCGATGGATTAGCTAATGTGCGGTTACCTCCAAGCGTAACTGAAAAGTTATTTGCTGCTGCAAAATCTGCGGTGATCGTTGCCCCATCGGTCAGGGCTGTAATCGCCCCCCGCTGAGCAACGGTGAATGACTGAACGGCATTAGTGGCCGCAATGTTTGTAATGGCGCCCGCATTGCCGTTGACGCTTAAAACACCGGTATTTGCAATTGCGGTGCCGGTTACGCTGATGCCACTGCCAGCGGTGGCGACTGTAATGTTTGCGCTACCATCAAAACTTACGCCTTGAATGGTGCGAGCTGTAGCTAATGTTGTTGCAGTTGACGCATTACCAGTAGTGCTTTGGTTAAGTGTTGGGAAAGTGCAGTTTGTAAGAGTGCCGCTAGATGGTGTGCCTAACGCCCCACCGCTCACTAAGTTGCCGGATGCTGTACCTGTTAGTGCTGCCGTAATAGTGCCCGCTGTAAAATTGCCCGACGCATCCCTTGCAACAATAGCGCTAGCAGTATTAGCGTTTGTGGCAGTAGTGGCGCTATTGCTAACCTTGCCAGCAGTGGCGATAGTTGCAAGTTTAGTATCAACAATGGCAGCAGATGCGTTTATATCTGCGTCAACAATTACGCCAGAAGCGATGGAGGTAACGCCTGTATTGTCTATAGTTACATCGCCTGTAACAGCAGTGCTAGTTGCAACGTTTGCGCTGCTGCCTACAATAATATTGGCGCTTGTTAATGCAGCTAATTTGCTATAAGCAATAGCAGCAGATGCGTTTATATCCGCATTAACAATGGTGCCATCAAGCAGCATTGCGCTAGTGACCGTGCCGGTATCGCCAACAGTGACGACATTGCTGCCGCTTTTGGTTAGCGCCCCGGTTACAGCAACAGTGCTATCAAATGTTGCTGCACTAGTAACATCTAACGTGCCAGGTATATCAATATTGCTAGCCCATTCAACGCCAGTACCCGCAGCATCAGTTTGTAGTAATTGTCTAGCAGCGCCATCGGCTAATTTGCTAACTGAGATTTCAGCAGTTGCACTAATGTCGGCATCAACAATAGTGCCATCAAGCAACATTGCGCTAGTAACAGTGCCCGTATCTCCCGTAGTTATTACCGTGCCGGAAATATTAGGGAACGTAATTGTCCGATCAGCCGTTGGATCTACCGCCGTAATAGAAGTTTCAAAAGAGTTTGCTGTGGAGCCTTCAAAGCTTAAACCGCCGGTAGTACCAATTTCTAAGGTGCCGGTAATCGTGCCACCCGCAAGTCCTAGCTTTTCGTTATTTACTTCTTCAATTGCTGCTTGTACGTTACTAGCTGCGATCGTGCCTTCTGGTGTAAATGCAACTTGTGACGCACTAACGCTGGTAAATGTCTGCGATACGTCAACTTCTGTCCATTCAATGCCAGTCGATAGCACAATATCAGGAGGCGCTAAGGCAACGTTTGGCGCATTACCGCTAGTGATGGTGCCGCCTTCACTTACAACTAGGTAATAGCGGTTGTTAGCAGTAGCAGCCGCAGGTAACGGCGAACCTTCTACCAAACCAATAGCAGTGCCTTCTGCTGTAACTGATGCTACATGCCCTGCACCGCCGCCAGCGCTTGCGTCAAATGTACCGGCAAATACAATCTCACCAACTGAAATACCAATCGGCTGATATACGTTCCCATCGAAAAGGAACAAGTCACGGCTGAGAGGGTTAAAAAAGAACTGGCCAATATGATCAGCAGTTGGTTGTGTATCACCAATCTTGGTGATAGCGTAATTTGCTATCTTAGCGCCTGTGATTGTATTAGCAGCAATACGCGCAATATCTAAACTGCCGCTTGTGATTTTTGTTGCTGCAAGATTTGGGATATCGGTCGCGTCTAATATTGCACCTGCGGTAACAACACCTTTGCTATTAACTGTTACTTTCGGATATGCAGTACCGCCTGCAACGTTTGCTTGTGTCGCCAACAGCAATTGGTTGCTGCCGTTTAAACCAAACTCACTGCCAATCTTGACACCGCCTAAATCGCTAGTTGTAGCAACACCAGTAGACAGAATGCCATTGACATCAACAGCCAAGCCAGTGCCAGCAATAACAGCACCTTTTGCGCTGGTAGTAGCTGCTGGTAAATCTGAAGCAACTATTGCAACCGTGCTAACGATATGACCTTGCAGGTCGTAAGTAATACCGCTGCGAGTGCTAGCACCACCTGCAACTGCATTGCTGTGGCTTAATGCACCACCGCCGGTAAGTGCAAGACCGCCTGCTGCTGGAATTGATACACCACCAACAGTAGATGATGTGGCAACTGGTAAATCAGCCGCTGCTAGCGTGGTGCCTGCTGTCGCTCTACCCTTAGCATCAACTGTTAATTTTGTATAAGTCCCAGCCGCAACACCACTGTTAGCCAGTGCTGGTACATCAGCATCAGTTAGTGTTGTGCCGCCTGTAACACGGCCCTTGGTATCAACCGTAACTTTTGTATATGTCCCAGCCGCAACACCACTGTTAGCCAGTGCTGGTACATCAGCATCAACTAATGTTGTCCCTGATGTAACACGGCCTTTTGCATCAACTGTAACTTTTGTATAAGTTCCAGCCGTAACTCCTGTATCGGCAAATGGTACATCTGCTGCTGCTAAATTTGCGCCTACCGTTACGCGGCCTTTTGTATCAATCGTAAGCTTGGTAAACGTGCCAGCCGTAGTGGTAGGGCTAGGTATATCTGCATCAACTAAAGTTGTGCCTGATGTTACATGCCCCTTAGCATCAACTGTTACCTTGGTATAAGTGCCAGCAGTTGCACCGCTTGTTGCGTGTTCAAGCGATCCAGTGCCAGCATTCCTGACGATTGGGCTGGTAGGTGCTACCAGTTGCAGATTGCTGCTACTAACCGTTACACCACCTGTAGCTGGGATTGTGCTGGTGTCGAGTTTGGCAGCAGTGATTGTGCCAGCAGTAATGTTGGTGCCGCTGATGCCGCTTAGGTTTACCTTGGCTACTGGTATAGACGCATCATCTACTAACGCAGCGCCTCGTTGCACTAAATTTTTAACTGTAATTTTCTTGGTGTCACTTCCCGAAATGGAATATATAGGCAACACATCTGCTGCTGCTGGCGTCGTCTCAGCGTTTAGCTGATCTATCCGCTGGTTAGCCATTACAGTTCTTCTCCAAGCTCTAGGATGTCCGCATCGGCGGTGCTTAGTACCATTCTATCACCCGCAGAGTTAAGAACCAAGTCGCCCCAGGTGGTAGTTTGCACTCTCAATTTAATTTCACCAGTAGTAACAAACGTAAATGTACTACTAATTATGTCATCCGCTGCGCAACTAATTGCTGCCTGCGTCATCACGCCACTAATCTCATACCATACCGAATCATTTCCAGCGTTAACGCCGTGTGCTTGCCCTTCAGTTAAGATATAAAGATTAGCCTTAAAATCGCTGCCAAACTTTTGGCGCAATAATAGATTATGCAGATACACTGCAATTTCAGTCTGGCCTGCGGCTGCATAATCAAAAATACACTCAATACTGCCTGATCCTGTGATCAGAGTGCTGTATTGAATCCTAAATTCATCGCCTAATCCTGTTGTATCAACGGCTTCACGATCAGTTGATAACTCAAATTTAACAACTTGTCCTAGTACTCTTGGCACTGAATTAAGGATTTTGCAGTTAACAGCAATGGCGGTACCAGGTGTTGCCAATGCAACTCTATTATTTGAAGTGCCTGCAACAGCATCGGAATATGTGGGATATAACCGCAACCCGCCAAGTTGGTCTACATTGACGAACCAATTGCCTTTTGTGTCGGTATAGCCAGATACAAAAGATAATGTTGATGCACTACTAAATTCTACAAAATCACCTGTTACAAATGCACCAAAACTAAAATCAAAGCTAAACATGTTTAGATCAGTATTAATATTTGCAGGCGCTATAGTTCCTGCAATTACATCACCGCTATCTCTGGTAAGTTCTATATTACCTGCATTACCGAGAAAAACTGTCATTATAAACCAACGCTAGTTGGGGCTCCCGTAAATTGGAATTGTATTGTTGCTTGCATTATCTCGCCAACTGCGCAGCTAAGCTCACCGCTGGTAATGATGCAATTGCCTTGGATGAACTTGCTTCCCCATCCAAGCTTAATGGCGAGTATATCTGATTCGCCTACTGAAGCAGTTTTTATAATGCGTCCTAGCAGCGGAACTGCCGCTTCGTCGTAATAAAAAATTGTTGCACTGCCAGTGATACTACGAAAACCTGGCACATAAGCGCGGTCACCAAGGGAAAGATCAGTAACATCAAGCGTTTCTACTGTACTTGATACGCTCCAGGTGCTAACTTTAGCTACTTGAGTGCCGTTATAGGTGAGGATCCCGTCCTTGCCGCTGTAGTAACTCATGAGTCAAGTACGCCAATTAGCTTTATTGTAACAGACATGCGACCTTGCTTGACGCTAGTGAATTGTGGTGGTTCCGCATAACGGTAGTGTAGCCCAAACGGCGCAGCGCTATATCTATTGCTGGTGCTGCTAGCCGTTGCACCCTCGTCAAACACAGGATTGCCTTTTTTTGGATTCGATGGTAAACCAAAAATGTACAACGTACCTTTACAGTTTTGGTAGTGGTCATGAATAGCAGCAGCATCAGTTTCGTTGATATTGCTGTATTCCAAATCTAACGTTTTATTAAATGCTTTATTGCCATATTGCACCCGTGCTTCAATTCCGCTTTGCGAACGAAACACCTTACTTGCAAAATCGCCAGGTGACATCGACCGTGCGGTAGGCACAAGATCAGGGAAATTAGGGCCGATGGTCATTGCTCGTTTTGCACTTCAAATAAAGTTGCATTCATGTTTAGATATGTGATCCTGCCATCAGTTTCAAGCGGTACGTGACTGCCAGTTATCTCCACCATTCCTTCTTCATCATAAGCGATCATCTCTGCCTTGTACAATCGGTTGCTGGTGCTAGAGCTGTATTGCGTAAACACACTGTTTGCAAATTCAGGCGTGGTCTTGCCAGTGGCACCGATCACCATTGACCGTTCTTCTACCTGCGTCATGCTGGAACGCCAGAAATATACGGTGTAAGTGCCAGCCGTCATTGGGCTGCTAGATACAACAGTGCCATCTTGCAATACATACCCATTCTGAAATTGCTCCACATGTCTTGCTTGGCTTGATACCCGGAAATATTGCCCTGGTTGTAAAGCTAAACCATTTGGCAACGTTTTAAATGATATTACATGCGTGATATGGTATCGCATGTTAATTAATAATTTTGCAAACTGTATTGCGTGATCTGCGCTAGTACAAAAACCAGTGAAATCTACTGCTTCAACTTGCGGATTGGGGTTGCCTGGATCATTGCGTTTAACTAGGATGTTGCGAGTTTCGGCAAACCCATTCTCCACTTCATCACGCATAGTAACTAATATTTGCGGCGCTTTACGTTGTTCAGCAGGATACCAATTTACGCTAAGCGAATCTTCAATAATGTTGCCATCAGTAAATAATGCAGATATTACCGGCTTACGATCATACGCACCGCCCAAAGTATAGCCGCTTAAGCTTGATCCCTTGACTACTGGGAATGTTGGTTGTAATGATAACTTGCCGCCAAGCACCATAAAATCCAAGAAGAAATATTGCGCATTTTCATGGCCCCAATCTCTAATATTAACTGGTGCTGATAACACGCCATCCCAGTAGAAATTATTTGCTAGGCATACCTTACAGCCTTCTGCAAAGCCGTCCCAGTCAATCATGGTCGTAGGCATCAAGTTAGATGTAGCAACAAGGTGGTACAGGATTTCTGGATATAAGTTTGATGCGTCGGAAATTGCAGTGCTATTTACATCGTAGGTATTGCCATTGGCGTCATTTATTATCTTTCGTATTTTGCAGCCTTTTTTAGCGTAATAATTAAAATTATTAAAACTGCTCCATTCCCTGCCATTGCGTAACTGCAACCCTAGTAATGTCATGTCCTTGTATGTGGGCGCGTAATCTATGGTGTTTGTGCTATCGCGTTGCTTGTCAAGTTTTATGTTTTCGCGTTGCTCATTAATATAAACAATTTGGTGCTCTGGGCCATTTTCGTGGCTGCCCGATTGTCCAGTATTCAAGTATATATCAGATACAGCATCCCATTCTTCAAAAACGCTTTCGGCAGAAGAAGCTACGCTAGTAATTGTAAGTTGTGGCAAATTAAGAAAATTATTAATAGTAATTTTATCGCCAATTTTGTAATTAGAGCCTTCGCTTTCTATGTTTATAGTTCCTTCATAAACTTGCTCTTCTATATATGTAACATTAATTTTTGACTCTACTATCCCGTTAATTGGTGTTGCAAAGCCTCCTGGCATAGATACACTATAAACACCACTTGCATCAGCAGCTAGGTATGGTTGACCATCATCATTTACATCAAAGCCATCAAAAGCAATTACAGTAATTGCTGCTTCTGATGGGAAACGATTTAAATTTCTCCATAACAAAGGGTGTGTCCAACCTTCATTATTGTCGATAGTGCCATAGCCTGTACCCTGATAACCATTACCTCCAACATCTTGCGCGTACCCTGCAAATGTTCTTGCGCGTAAAGTGAATTGCACATCAACATAATGCCTATCCTTGGTAAATCTTACCACTTTAGTATATTCTTGTCCGTCGTAGGATGGAATTGGGGCTCCCATAATACCCATGTGTAACCATTTTGCCTGCATTCCACTTACTACAGTGCTAGCAGGGCTTGCGGGGAAGAGTTTATTTGTGACAGCGCTTACTACAAGCCCAGTGCCAGAACCATTTGTAGTAGTTGTAAAACTTAAAGGTTCACTAATTATACTATTTATTCTACATGTGATAGGTGTAAAGTTTTTTACTGCTCCTTGAGAAGATGCACCTCTAATCATAACTTTATTTGTTCCTGCTGCTCTATCCAAACGCTCAATGTATCCTTTGAAACCTACAGTAAATGAGCCTATTGGCGTTGATACAACATAGTCTTGAGCTTTCCCTGTACGGCAATCTAGCACACAAACACTATTACCAGCAGGCCAGTTATATGCTAGATACGCACCACCTGCGATGGGTCTGAATCTAAGTTCATACTGTTTGTTCTTATCAGGAAATGCTACGCGAATGAAATTAAACTGATCTACCGGTATTTTACCTCTAACGCAAAATACACCGCCGTTTCCTTTTTCCAACCTATACCATTCTAAAGCACCTTTTTCTTTAATTTCTACTCTAAAAAACGAATACCGTAAACCGTAATCGCTGTAAGTTCCAGCGGTGTATGGCCCGTTTTGCTCTATTCTCTGAATTACGTCTTCTGGCGGTAAGCTAGCAAAATTAGTAATCCCATTGAAATTTTTAAACACTTTTGATTTAATGCCAATTTCTACTTGATCTAATTTTCTACTTGTAGTAAAATGTGCAATTGCTAATTTACATAAACTTGGGCCGTAATTAGGATTAATACTTTTCGGGTTGCCTTGATCTCTAAAGGTTTGCCCTTCATAATCAGGTGAATGGATAATAAGACCTTCATGAACTAAGCGAACTTTGCCTAACTGGAGCGCTTCAAATCTATATATTTTATGGCTTCTTGGATTCCATAGTTCTTCACTATCGGCGCCTAAGCATACAGTTTCAACGCCGCCTACAAGATAAGTTTCACCTTGCACTAAAGCGTTATCCGCCGACTCCCGAATACTGTCTTCTCTTCCTCTAATATCTTGTGCGCCTATATCGCCATATTCATTTTCACTGATGTTATCCCCGTAAATATGAAATTCAATAACATCTTTAAGAGCAACCTCTATGTCTATTTTTTCTCGATCTGCGGGCGGGTTTTCCCCTATCACAAAACGCACACCTGTTCTACACGCAAAGTGCCTATTAATTTTGTCGCGTTCCTGTGCGCTACCTGTGGTTTCAAACTTGCCACCTGTTATGCGTTTAAATGGTAACCTGAAGTCTTGCGCACTTGGCAGTGGCTCTGATATGCCAAATACAGTCATAGTAGATGGTATTCTAACGCCGCTAAATATAGGTTTTAAGTTGTTGGAATTTCTTAATTCTGCTAAAAATACATCGCTTGCGTTACGTGGATTTAGGCCACCTTCTTTTTTATCGGCAAGACTTATGCGGTTAGTTAAATTACCATTCCTAAAATACACGGCTAGTTTACTGGCTTGATAGCCACGTAATAAGCTATCGCCAATCCCTATCCCGTCAAAATCTGGTTGTGATGCCAACTCACCGCCATTAGCAAGGAATATGCCTAACAGTTCTTGGCCGTTGCCTTGGCTTAATAATTGCGACCACAGCAATTTTGTTTCTACTCTTACGCCACCGTAGTTATTACGACGATTAGCAAATACCAATTGCATCGACTCGCCAAGTCGCGCAAGCGGTTGTACTGAGGTAAAGCCATCAATATTGGTGAATCTATTTTCAACATTAACGCTAGCGCCTGTAACGCTAACAGGTGTCGCTTGTTGTTGTTGTTGCTGTTGTTGAGCTGGATCAGTCTGACGTGGCAGCTTAGGCTTTGGTGCCATTGCTGATGCGGCAAAACTAATGCCCATCCCTACAACTGTCATGACCAACGGCACGACAGGAACGCATTGCACATCCGGCACTACGTCATAAGCTGGATCGCGTTCGGGGCGGTAATTAGCCACCTCATTTGCGTACCAGTTATATTCTTCAATCGTCAACCCTAAAGTATCAATTAATTGCTTTTCCCATGGCAATATCGCGCCTCGTATTTGACGGCTGGTGACCATATCACCCGGTTGGTTTGTGCGCTGCAATGAAGCCATCCGGTGTCGTAGAAAACAGCTAGTCCAAAGCTATCAACAGCTTGCACTAACGCAATGATACCAGTTTCGGCTGGTGTTCCCCATAAGTCTAATTGCTCCTTGAATATGGAGGTGTCGCCTGCATGTAAACGCCGATACCAACTGCGGGCTGGTACTGGTGCTTCAATGCCATGCCACGCCAATACCCACCTGCATAAATTAATGCAGTCTGTAGCACCATGACGTGCTGGCTCAGCACCAAGCCTGTATGGCAGGCCAATAAGATCAGCCGGACCTAATAGCGCCCGTGGTTGGCAAGGCGCCGACGGCTTCACGGCTGATTCGTAAATTAGGCGCTTGCGCACCAATTGCATCGATCGCACTACTTAATTCCATCTCGACCGCTTGTGTATTATACGTTAATCCAGTCGCAATCCAGGTTTCATCACCTAACAGCAAATATGGCGCATAAGTATCACTGAGCTGATATGTTTTCACATTTACCTGCCAGCCAGTATTTACTGCACTTTGTACCCAGTTCAAAGTTATCGGATTGGCTGGTAACGTAAGCTGACTGCTGATGTTATCGCCGCTTTTTGTTTTTTGTGCGCCTTGATAATTGAATGGCAATAGCTGATATTTGTTACCTGCAAAGGTAACCTGCCCTTCAGAAAAAAAGTTCTGCCATCTTGTAATACCACCTGCGGTATCAGTAAAAGTAACAAAATTGCCAATTACAAATACGCTCATCGTAAACCTACCTGTCTGCGATAGGCCGGTGATTGCTGCAACTTACTGGTAACTTGCGCAGCACCAGCCTTAGCCCCAGCCGCTGCTGCCCTCTTCTCTGTTGCGATCATTGCTGCTTGCAACTGTTCAGTGCTGACATAATCCTGCCCCAGGAAGCGTGTAGTTTCAAAGCTAAATGCTAGCACTGGTGATGGGCTGGTTTGGATATTGTTTACTGTATTGCCATCAGTATCATACCCATTATTAGTGGTGTTATTGCCATTAGTATTGTATCCGTTATTAATAGTGTTATTAGCATTATTAGTAGTAGATCCATTGCGGCCCATGCCGCCCATAGCGATAGAGTTACCATCTTGGCGTTGGTAACGTGCCATTGCTGCCGCTGGATCCAGCTCACTATCGCTACCGCCTTGGCGTTGATACCGCGCCATTGCTGCTGCCGTCGCATCCGCTGGGACAATAGTGCCCGAGCTACGTGGCACGAATAGCTCAGGGCCTTTCTCGCCGACCATGTAGGTGCTATTGCTGCTTACTGGGCCGCCAGCAGCTTTACCGCCGCCAAAGATCTTAGTGCCACCAATATCAATACCGCCAAGCAATGACTTAATGCCAAACGATATAAGCATCCTGCCAATATCTTTTAATATATCAGACAAGCTTTCTTGCAAACTCTTGGCTCCGGTTATGGCACCATCAATAGCGCCAACAATTCCGCTTTCAATGCTAGAGCCAATGTCTTGGACTAAATTTTTAAT